ATGTTCAAGGATCAGCTCGCATCCAACCCGAAATTGCTGGTCTCGATCCTGGAATATTCGCCGCTGCCGAACAAGCTGGTACAGATGCTGTCGCAGCTCCTGAACCAGCCACCCAGCCCCGAACAGCAGCAGGCGGCGCAGTTCGCCGTGCAGAAGGTGGTCGCTGCCATCAACAAGGATCAATCGACGGCCGAGATGCAGAACGCCAAGGCCGGCGCCACCCAGGCGACCGCAACGCTCGATCTCGCCATGGCGCAACACCTGATGACCAAGGAAAACGCGCCGGAAGGCAATCCGCTGCAGGAACACCTGGACGCGGTGCACAAGGCGGCGGAAATCCATACCGAAAACGCCAAGCGCCAGCAGATCGACGCGGAAACCGAAAAGACCCGCGCCTCGATCCCCGCGCAACATGCCCAGACCCATCGCGATCGCGTCAGCGCCATGATCGATGCGCTGACGCCCATTCCCCATGCGCCCCCGATGGGCGCCTAACAGGAGACGTTGCATGGCCTTGTCGGACCTGACCCCCGGCGAAAAGCAGTATCTGGAAAGTGGCGGCCAGGACGCGGCTGCCTTCCTCGCGGAGAATGCGTCAACGACGACATCCGAGCCGGTTGTCCCAAGCGTTCCGGCTGCGCCAATTGGCGCAGGCTCGGGCGAACCGCCGCCGGCACCATCGTTTCCCGCCGAGGCCGCCACTGAACCGGCTGCACCGGAAGCGCCCGAACCCGGGGAGGAAGAAATCCCGGCCGCCGACGGCAAGAGCAAGCGCCGCGTCGTCGACAGCCGCGCCTTGCGCGAAGAGCGCACCAAGCGCCAGACGCTCGAAAACGAGCTGCGCGCCGAGCGCGAGATGCGGGCGCGGATCGATGAGCGGCTGAAGCTGCTCACCTCCGTGGTCGAGCAGCCGGAGCCGGTCGCGCAACCTGAGGCGCCGGAAGCTCCGATCGATCCGGAGGCAGATATCTTCGGCGCCTATCGGCAGTTGAAGAAAGAGCTTGAAGAGATCAAGGCGTCCACGACCGAGATGCAGTCGCAGACGCAAGTCGAGCGGCAGACCTCGGCGATGGTCACGACCTATAGGCAGGACGCCGCGCAGTTCCGGGCGAAGCAGTCGGATTTCAATGATGCCTATAACTTTCTTTTGCAGAAGCGGGGCGAGCAGCTCCGCGCGCTCGGCTACGGCGAACCGGAAATCGCGACCTCGCTCTACAACGAGGAAATGAACCTCGCCCAGCGTGCGTTGTCGTTGCGGCAGTCGCCGGCACAGCAGCTCTACGCCCTGGCCCAGTCGATGGGATACGCCAAGGCGCCGCAGCCGGCGAGCCCGGCCCCGGCGCCCAGTCCGGTGCAACCGGCTCCCCAGTCGGCACCTGTCGCCCCGCAAGTCGCGAGCGTCACGGCCGAGATCGACCGGATCAAGGCCGGCCAGAACGCGTCCCGTTCGCTGTCGCAAGGTGGCGGCGCGGCCGGCGAAGAGTTGTCGCTGGAGACGCTTTCCAATATGCCGATGGCGGAATTCCAGAAATTCATGGACATCCCGGGCAATCGCGAGAAGGTCGAAATCGCGATGGGACGGCGGGCGGCATGAGCGATGATCCGAACAAGCTCCGCGCCGGCGACGTTGTTCGCATCAAGAACATCGTGGGACCACGAATGCTCATCACCGGCTTCGATGCCAAGGATCATTCGATCGTATGTCTCAAGTGGTTCAACCGTCGCTACGAGCTGGAGACGGAGTGGTTCCATGTCAAGCATCTGGCCAAGTTCAACCCGGGCGAACATCGGCCGACAGGGTTACGCGGAGCCTTGATGGCGATCCGCGACAAGGCGTTCAGCGGAGGTGGTGCCGCGATCTGGATGGATGACGAAACGCCGCTCCGTTTGTTCATCGATCATGTTCTCGCCAACGGCTATGACGTGCCGATCGATCCGACAAGATTAGCCGATCCTGTTGACTGAGACGAAACTCCTCTCGTCATCCGTCGAGAATCACGATAGCGTCTGTTGTGTTGCGTGCTGCCTTGCGAGGGCAGATTAACACCTCGCACCTTGGCTGGCCCCCGGAAAAGGCCAATTCCTGAAGTGCTGCGGCACTATATCCGCACATAGGCTGATCACCTTACCGATCAAAATTCCTGAACTGCCAAAAGTGCTGCGACACTTTAACATCGCTACTGACCGCATCCGGTGATGCGGAGAGCTTCGCGACAGCTCTTGAAAATAACCGCCATCGTTTGCGCCGAACGTCATCCGACGCCCTCAACCGAAATCGTCATTTCATCCCGCGCGGCGCCTTCAGGTGCGCGCGGTTGGGCACAAGGATCAACCCCCGTGGCATCAACGGATTTTGGACTGAATGATGCGCTGGCGGTGAAGCTCTGGTCGAAGGATCTGGATGTACAGGCGCTGCAAGCGACCGACATCTTCCCTCTGATCGGCGATAACACCAACTCGATCATCCAGCGCAAGACTGAAACGTCGAAAGGACCGGGCGACCAGATCACCTACGGTTTGCGCATCCAGCTGGTCGGCGCCGGTTTCACCGAAAACGAATTGGCGGAAGGCAACGGCGAGTCGCTCGCCATCTATTCCGACAAGCTCACCATCAACGAGCTCGGCCACGTCGTCGGCGTCAAGAGCGAGAACACCATCGATCAGCAGCGCGTGCCGTTCGACCTTCGAGCGGAAGCCCGCGACGGGCTGAAGGATTGGTGGGCGAAGCGCATGTCGGTTTCATTCTTCAACCAGGTCTGCAGCTATACGCCGATCAACAACAACGGCACCTTCTCCGGCGTCAAGTTTTCAGGGATGCAGGCCGCGACGTCGGCGACATCGGCCGGCAACCGCATCCTGCGCCAGTCGTCGGCGACCGATGACGCCAACCTGACCTCGCAGGACATCTTCACGATCGACCTGATCGACAAGGCCAAGGAACAGGCGGTGGCTCCCCCGCTGGACGCCAACGGCAACAACACCATTCCGAAGATCAGGCCGATCAAGGTCAACGGCGAGGACATGTACGTGGTGTACCTGCACCCGTACCAGGTGACGTCGCTGCGCACCAACACCGGCACCGGCCAGTGGCTCGACATCACGAAGTTCGCCTTCATGGGTGGCAAGCCCATGGACAATCCGATCTTCAACGGCGCGCTCGGCTACTACAACAAATGCGTGCTGCGCGAGGCCTACGACATCACCAACGGCGTGTCGAATGCGGGCGCGGCGATCACGACCGTCAAACGCGCGGTGCTGCTGGGCGCGCAGGCCTGCACCATCGGCTACGGCCAGCGTGACAACCCGACCAAGTACCGCTGGAACGAAGAGCTCTTCGATCACAAGCGCCGGATGGAAGTCTCGGCCTGGGCGATCTGGGGCATGAAGAAGGTCCAGTTCGGCACGCCCGGCGGCACCGTCGACTTCGGCTCGGTCGCGATCTCGACCTACGCCGCAGCGCATACCTAAGGGAGGATGGAGACATGACCACCAACACCACCCCGTCCTTTCCGGCTTCCCGCCGCGATCCGCGTCAGGTTCCCAATACGCTGAAGCGGACGCTGAACTACAACGACAGCGACATCGCGCAAGCCGGTTTCTTCAACGCGCTGCCGAAAGGTGCGGTGATTTTGCAGGTGATCGTCGAGATCATCACGGCCTTCAATGCCGGCACCACCAACCCGATCACCGTCGGGACCAACTCGGCGACCTACAACAACATCGCAACGACCGGCGACATCAATGCCGCTGCCGTAGGTGTCAACCTTCCGACCCGCGGGCTCGGCCAGGCCATTGCTGCTGCGGCGGATACCCCTGTCTATGCCACCTACGCCCCGACCGGCAACGCTCCGACCGCCGGCCAGGCGCAGATCACCATTGTCTACGAGGGAGGATGGGCGTCGTGAAGAACTTCACCAGGAACTTTCTTGCGTCGATCTCCATCGTCGCTCTCTTCGTCTCCCCGGTTGCCGCGGCCAATCTCGAGCTTGACGGCTATCTGACGGTCGGCGGCGGTATTCAGTCGCCGCAGGTGATCGCCTCCAGCGGCGCACCATCGGTTAGCGCCGAAAAGATCACGGCACTGACGACGGTGGGCGCAGCGACGCTCACGGCGGCAAATATCGCCGGCGGCGTGACGAGCCGGGGAGGCACCCAGACCGGGGCCTTCACGGACACCACGGATACGGCGGCCAATATCATCGCGGCCCTGCCGTCGATCGCGGTCGGTCAGGCATTCGAGTACACCTATCAGAACAACTCGAGCTACGCCGCGACCATCTCTGGCGGCACCAACGTGACGGTGTCCGGCCTGAGCGTGGTGCAGCCCAACAGCTATGCGCGCTATCTCGTGACTTACGTCTCGGCGACCAGCGTGACGCTGGCTGCGATCGCGGCGGGTCCGAACGTCGTGCAGGCGACGCAGGCGGTGGTCGCAACCGCCGACAGCGGCGCGACCCAGACCCTGACGGCGGCGATGGTGACCGGCGGCAACCAGGTGTTTCACACCTCTGCCGGCGGATCGACGCCGAGCCTGACGATGCCGCTCGCAACGGCGATCATCGCGGCGATCCCGAACTGGCAGATCGGCCAGAGCTACGTGCTGCGGGTGATCAACACCAACTCCGGCACGGCGACGATCGTCACCAATACCGGCATCACCACGACCGGCACCTTGACGCTCGCGACCAACACCACCCGCGATTTCGTCATCACCATGACCGGCGCCGCCACCATCACCATGGTTTCGGCCGGAACCGGAACGACGTCGTAGTCGCGCGACAGGCGGCGGCTTTTCAAAATCGCCGCCTGTTCCTTTTCCATTGCGAGGACAAGAGATGACGATCGCGAGCAAACAGCTGAAGACGACGCCCTCCGGCGAAGATGGCACCAATCAGGCGAACTACGTCCAGGTCGGCATTCTCATCGAATCCAACGCCGACAATCTGACAGCGCATGCCGGCGGCGGTCAGGCCAACGCGCTGCCGCTGTTGAACGAAGTCAACCGCATCACGACGGTCGCGACCTCCGGCGACAGTGTCGCGTTGCCGAAATCATATGCCGGCATGACCGTGCTCGTGATCAATCACGGCGCCAATCCGATGCAGGTGTTTGGTTACGGCAGCGGCGCGGCGGCGGACGCGATCGACGACAGCGGCGCCACGGTCGGCGTCAGCCAGATGCAGAGCTCGGTCGTGCTGTATATCTGCGCAACGGCTGGATCCTGGTACTCGGAAGGATTGGGCACGGGGTTCGTCGCAGTCGGCGGCGGCAACTTCCAGACCTTCTCCTCGGTCGATGGATTGGTGGCCTCGACCATCCATAGCCAGGCCGGCGGCACGCCGATCACGGCGAGCCAGGCGGGTTTCGGCACCGTCGCCAACGCCGGGGATTGCGGCACCTTGCCGCCGACAAAAGTGGGCCTGCAGATCGACGTCATCAATCACGGGGCGCAGAACATGTCGGTCTATCCGGCCTCCGCGGCGCAAGGCGGTGTTACCGGCGGCGATCAGATCAATTCGCTCGGCGCCAACCAGCCGCTGACCGGCATCACCAACACCACGCCGACGATCTTCTATTGTCTGACCGCCGGGCAGTGGTGGACGAAGTGATCCTGGTCAACTGATCGGTTCTGGCGATGGGCTGGCCCTCGACCTTCGCGCCTTTGACGCAAGGCTACATGAAGGACAAGATCGCCGATCAGATCGCGCGTTCCGATCTGACGACGCAGATCGCCGAATGTATCTCGGACGCGATCAGGTTCTACCAGCCGCATCGTTTCGTGTTCTCGGAGGGCCGGGATACGAGCCTCAATACCGTCGCAGGGCAGGAGTTCTATACCTCGGCCGACGATCCCCTGATCGCCACGCTCTACGCCTTCGACTATATCACGGTGACGATCGGAACCGCCAAGTTCGATCTGCCGCGCTACCAGCCGGAAGATTTGGAGCTTCTCACCCAGAGCGGCACCCAGCAGGGGCAGCCGCAATGCTACTCCTACTACGACTACCAGCTCAGGCTCTATCCGGTCCCAAATGTGGCCTACCCGCTGACGATCGCGGCGCATCAGTTGATTGCAGCCCCGGCCGCCGACAATACGACGGGAAATCCCTGGATGGGCGAGGCTGAGAAGCTGATCCGAAGCAGGGCGCGGTATGAATTGGCGATCAACTACACCAAAGACGACGACGAGCTGAAATACATGACCGCGGCCGTCACGGAAGCCTATGACGAACTGAAGGCGCGGACCAACAAGCTTGCCGGGACCGGCGAAGTCCGACCGACGCAATTCTAGCGGACTGTAGGGTTGCCATGGGAAGGCTGCGATGAGCGCGCTCGCCTTCGGCGACTATGCGCCCGATATCTCGAGTTACAAGAGCCAGACCTCGCAGGCGATCTACAACGTCGTGCCGCGCGCCGACGGCTATGGCCCGCACCAGGACCTGCTGGCGTTCACGACTAGTCTTCCCGGTCCCTGCCGGGGTTATTTCTACGGACGCAAGTCGGACGGCTCGGTGGTGCTGTTCGCGGGCACCTCGACCGATCTGTTCACCCTGAACAATACGAATTATTCGTGGTCGAAAGTATCGAGGGGAGGGGGTCCCTACAACGCGCTGTCGGCGGACGCCAACTGGCAGTTCGCCCAATTCGGGGACATTGTTCTTGCCACCCAGCAGAACGAGGTCCTGCAAGCCTATGCGATGTCGTCCTCGACGGCGTTCGCAAACCAGACCGGCTCGCCTCCCCAGGCCGCCTATATCACGATCGTCGGCCAGTTCGTCGTTCTCTCAGGGCTGCTTTCGACCGAATACCGCATGCAATGGTGCGGGTTGAACGATCCGACCAACTGGACCGCCGGGGTCAACCAGTCGGACTACCAGGACTTTCCGGACGGCGGGTTGGTGCGCGGGGTTGCCGGCGGCGAATACGGCGTGGTGTTTCAGGACACGGCCATCCGCTCCATGGTTTACGCGCCGGGCTCTCCGGTCATCTTTACGCTGACGCGGATTGCCGATGACCTCGGGCTGTTCGCGCCCTACGGCATCGTGAGGGCCGGAGACAAGGTCTACTTTCCCTCCACCAAGGGATTTCAATTTATCGAAAGCGGCGGGTTGCCGCAGCCGATCGGGAAAGAACGGATCGACCGGACGTTTTTCGCAAATATCGATCAAGGCAACCTGCAGCTCTGCCTGGGCTTTGCCGATCCGGGCAATACCAGGGTGGGCTGGGCCTTCAAGTCGATCAACGGGGCGTTTGCCGGCGCGTTCGATACCATCCTGCTCTATGACTATGCCCTCGATCACTGGACGGAGATCACCTCGATCGTCGGCGAATATATCGCCTCACTGGCCAAGCCCGGCATTACCCTGGAGGGACTTGACGCGATTGCGCCGGGATCGATCGCGATCACGAATATCACGAGCTCGGGCGGTTTCTGTGTCCTGACCGTCGCCAGCATCGCGCGCGTATCGGGACCGGCGCCCGCGGACGGCGCGCCAACCGAAACGCAGCTTCAGGTCGGCGATTTCATGTCGATCAGCGGCGTGACGGGTACTGGAGGCCTGCCGGCAGCAATCAACGTGGAGAACGTCAAGATCACGGCGATCGGCGGCAGCGGGCCTTATACGATCACGACCAACGTGGCCTTCACGGGAGGCTATACCAGCGGCGGCATGATCGCGGGCTCGCTGGATGCCATGACGCAATCGCTGGATTCGTTTGCGCCGATCTCGGCGGTCGCACTGTCCGCCTTCACGGACGTTCACGCGCTTGGCTTTTTTAATGGCCCGAACCTGCAGGCGATCCTGCAGACCTCCGACCAGGGCGATGACGAAAAGCGGATCATGGTGCAGGAACTGCGACCGGTCACGGATGCGGCGGTCGTCTATGGCTCGGTCGGTTGCCGCGAGAGCCTGCAGACGAGCCTCGTGTTCAGCGCGGAAAGCCTGATCAATGCGCAGGGCCGGTGCCCGCAGCGGTCGTCGACCCGCTATGCGCGAGGACAGATGCGGATTCCCTACGGCACGACGTGGAGCTTCATCAGCGGCGTCGAGCCCACCTTCAGACTGCTCGGGAGCCGCTAGATGAGCGTCAGGTCGCCCGGGCGCTATGAAAAGGATCTGACCAAATTCCAGGCGGCGATCGAGCAACTGACGGAAGGTCGCTCCAACGCCACTGGCACCTTCACACTTTCGGCAGGCGTGACGTCGACCACGGTTACGGCACCCAACGTTGCCCCCGGCACGATCATCCTGTTGTCGCCGCAGACATCTGATGCTGCCGCGGCTCTCGCCACGACCTTCGTCAATCCATCGAACGTCAGCCAGGGAAGCTTTATCGTGACGCATGCGAGCGCTTCCTCAAGCGACCGCACCTTCGGATTTGCCGGCTTTGGCTAGCATCGTCTGCATCGATCCCGCATGCGTCGCGCCTGTGTGGAACCGCGTCAGGCCCAAATTCGTGGACGTTCTGAACGACTATCCGTCGGACACCACGATCGAGGCGACCGAAAAGGACGTGATGACGGGGATGCAGTTGCTGTGGGTGGCATTTGAAGGGAGCGACATCGTGGCGGCTGCGACGATATCGCTCTACACGACGCCGGCGGGCAAGCTTTGCGCCATCACGCTTGCCTTCGGCGTCAATACCGGGCTCTGGGACGAATTCATTCCGATGGTCGAATGTTACGCGCGCGCCGAGGGTTGCACCAACCTGCGTATCGCCGGGCGCCGCGGCTGGAAGCGCGTGCTGAAGGGCTTTTCGGAGCCGTGGATCGTGTTGGACAAGGAGCTGCGATAGTGCCCGGCAACACCACATCGACGCAACAGCAGCAGACGAGTTCCTCGACGCAACCATGGTCGGCGGCCATCCCCGCCGTCACGGGGCTGCTCAACAACGTCTCGAACAATTCGACCGCTCCGAACGCCTCGCAGACGAGCGCGATCAGCCAGCTTGAGAACAATGCCAACACGGCCACGAATTTCGGGCAGCCGGTCGCCAACGTCACTTCGAATCTCCTGAACGGGGGCAATCCGGCCTATTCCGGCATTCTCAACAATGCCTACAGCACTTTGCAATCCAACCTGACGCCGATCGCCAACGGCTCGCAAGTGGGCCAGAACTCCGCGCTGACCGGCGAGCTCGGCACCATTGCCAACGACACGCAAAATGCGGTGGAGAGCCAGTTCGCCGCGGCGGGTCGCGGCGGGGCGGGCGCAATGTCCCCGGCGGAAGCACAAGCGATCGCGCGCGGCACCGCGCAAGGCGAGGCGCCGGTGCTGGCCAGCCAGTACAACACGGATGTTTCCAACGAGCTTGCTGCCAACAACACGCTCTACGGGGCCGGCAATTCGACGGCGACCGGGCTCAACTCGATGACTACCGGCAATCAATTGTCAGGCATCCAGGCGGCCCAAAGCTATCCGGGAATCCTCAACGCCAATGCGACCTCGCTGCTCAATGCCGGCAACCAGGAGCAATCGCTGCCCTATCAAGGCACGGCGCTTGAGGAAAGCCAGTTGTTGCCGATCGCAGGCCTGGGCGCAACGTCGACCGGGTCCAGCAACGGCACCACCACCCAACAGCAGCCGTTGGGGACGACGCTGCTGGGCGGCATCCTGGGCGGCTCCGCGCTGCTCGGCAGCGGAGGGTTGAACGTGCTGGGATCGCTCGGCAGCCTGCTCGGTACTTCCGACGCTCGCCTGAAAAAAGACATCAGGCATGTCGGCATCCTCAACAGCGGCGACAACATCTATCAGTTCAAGTTCAAGGGCGACCCGTCCGGCAAAAAACACGTCGGCGTGCTGGCTCAGGAAGTCGAACAGCGGCATCCCGAAGACGTCCATGAGATCGGCGGCGTCAAGCATGTCAACTATGCCGGCATTCTGGAAAGGGCGGCATAATGGCTGGCATCCTCGACATGCTCGATCCGTCCTCGTCCTCCTATTATGGGGGGATATTGTCGCTGCCTGACGGCACATTCCCGCCAGCGGACGCGCCGGTCGATGAGGCCGCCGCGGCGCAGGCGGCGCGCGAGGCGGCAGCCGCTCGCTTGGGCAAGCGCGGCGAGGCGCGCAAGGATTGGGGCGCCAAGGGCAACGAGGTCGTGCCGGGGGTCGATGCAACAGCCCCTGCCATTCAATACGCGCTCGGCAACGCGCCGGTTACGCCGCAGCCGGTCAATACGACGCCGCTGAGCCCGGTCGAACAGAAGATGATGGCAATGGTCGGAGGCGGGACGCCTGTTCCGGCGCCGATCACGGTTCCGGCTTTCGGCTCGCTCTCGCCCGCGCCAGTTGCGGATGCGCAAGCCTCGGTGCCTCCTTCTGCCGCAGCTCCCGCCGCCGTTCCCCTGCCGCGTCCGCGTCCGGTTCAGGCGGCTGCGCCAATTGGCGCAGCCTCGCCAAAGGCGCCGGCCGATGAGGCTGCACTGCCGGCCAATGCGGCGCCGACGCAAGGCCAGGGCGGCCCTCCGGTGCCGGAAACGTCGCTGCTGGGGCGAATCGGGCAGGGGCTGAAGGACACGGGCGATGCGCTCGGCAATCATACCTCGACGCTGCTGGCGCTCGCAGGTGGCCTTGCGGGCGCTCCCTCCTGGGGCACGGGCTTGTCGCGCGGATTGACCGCAGCGGCATCCGCTGTTCCGGTCGACCAGAAGCTTGCGATGCAGCAGGGCGGTATCCGGGAGACCTACAAGGCGCTGGTCGGGGCGGGTGTGTCCCCGCAGCTCGCGCTCGCCTCGGTCTATAACCCGGACGTGCTGAAATCGACGGTCGATGCGTACCTGGCCGATCGCAAGGGGGAAGTGAAAACCATCAAGGATGCGTCCGGCAACGAGCGCCTGGTGCTGGTCAATCCCTATAATGTCAACCAGCCGGTCCGGGACCTGACGCCGCAGGGCGCGGGAGCGAGCGGCATCCTGGCGCCTGGCGTGGCACAAGAGGATAAGACGCTCTCCGGAGACGCCTATCTGGCGCAATATTCGCCGGAATTGCAGGCGATGGCCAAGGCCTATGCCAACGGCGACATCATGCCGACCGGCAATCCGCGGATGCAGGGTTTGCAGCCGAAAGCCAAGGAGATCGCGATCAAATGGGGCGTGGATACCGGCACCCCCGTCAGTGACGCGACCTATGCCGAAAAGCGCCATATCAAGAGCGATCTCGGCGCGTCCGGCAATTCGTCGCTGGGGGGCATTCTCTCCAACGGACAGAGTTCGTTCTCGCATCTGGCAGAGCTTGGCGAGAGCATGTCCAAGCTCGGCAACGTCAGTCACGATTTCCCGGGAGGTGGGCCTGCCGCGGCGGTGCAGAACTACGTCGGCAATGCGATCATTCCATCGAGCGCGATCAAGGCCAAGATCAAGGCCATCAACGACAACCTCGGCCACTACGGGCAGGAATCGACCAAGTTCTATGCCGGGACCGGGGGTGGCGAGGCCGAGCGCATGAATGCGCTGAAGGAGATGAATCCGCAGTCGACCTCGAGCGAGGAGATGGCGGCCTATCTCGAAAAAGAAAAGAGCCTGATGCTGGACCGTATGAATACCAAGTTCGCCCAGATCAAACAGGGCTTGGGGGAACAGGAAGGCAATATCGAAATCCAGAAGAAGCTGCCGGACCTCGAGAAGAACATCGCGCGGATCGACGCCTCGATCGCGCGGCTGCGCGGCGAGGCGCCTCCTCCTGAGGTGGCGACACAGCCGCAGGCGGCCCCGGCCGGCGCACCGAAACCCGGCAACTACGTCTGGGTGCCGGGCGAGGGATTGATGCCGCAATGACCATCAACGTGACAGCGCCTGACGGCTCGACCGTGCAGTTTCCGGACGGGACCGATCACGCTACGATCGACGGCGTCATGACCCAGCATTTTACTCCCGATGCGTCGCTGACTAACTCACTTGTGCGCTCGGCGGCTACGGGTGTGTCGGTGGCGGGGGGTGTATTGAACAAGCTCGATGCTGCCACGAATGCCGCGCTGGCCCCGGTACTCAATCCGCTGTTCGACGAAAAGGATCAGTTGAGAGAGCCGACCTGGAGCGGGCGCTACCAGCATTCCTTGCGCGATCAAAATGCGATGGATCAATCGTTCGAAAAGGAACATCCTGTCCTCGATACGGCGGCGAAGATTGCCGGCGGCATTGGTGCGGGAGGGGCGCTTTTGAAGGCCGCGCCTGTTGCTGGCAGCAGACTTCTCGGGCTCGGTGGTGAGACATTGCCCGGACAGGTCGTGCGCAGCGCGGCAAGTGGCGCCGGCATTAGCGCTGCGGACGCCGCAGTTCGTGGCGAGAACCCGGTCACGGCCGCAGCCACCGGCGGCATCGTCAGCGCTGCGGCGCCTGTCGTCGGTCGTGCCGTGGGCTCGGTGGTGGATGGATTGCGCAATGTCCGCCAGCCAGCTGCCGTGCCGGCCAATACGGTCGACATCGCGGGCGTTCCGGTGCGGCGTTCGCTCGGTCAACTGACCGGCGACGTCGATACGCAAATGCTGGAGCAGGGCGCGTTGCGCAATACGTCCGGCCAGCGCGAGCAGCAGGTGGCCCAGGATTTCTTCGACGCGCAGAACAAGGAGCTTGGGCAGGCCAAGGACGCCATCGCATCGAAATTGAATCCGGCCGGCACGGTGGTTGCGGAAAATCCGCAAGCGGCGGCCGAACAGACGGCGGACGCCATTCGATCGAAGGCCGCGCAGGCGAAAGCGGGCTATCAGGGCAAATACGATGAGTTCGCCTCGCTGCCCGGCGAGATCCATGCCGGCGCCTTCGAGGGCATCGGCCAGAAGATCAAGGGCGAATTGTCGCTCGGCGACAATCCCGTCATCGTCGACGACGTCACGACGCCGCATGCCGCCCGCGCGATCAAGGATATCGAAAACAATATCAACCAGCTCAAGGTCCAGAACCGGGCCGATCCGTTCGGCCAGCCGAACCGCGAGAACATCGTCGGCGTCTCGCTGCAGGGTGTCGATCAGACCCGCAAGCGGCTGTTGTCCTTCGCGCGCGATGCAGCTTCCTCCGGCAACGCAGCGGACGCGCGGGCCACCAAAAGCATCGTCAACGCGTTCGATAACCATGTCCAGAACAGCATCGACGCGGGGCTGTTTTCGGGGGACGAACGCGCGCTCGATGCGTTGAAGGAGGCGCGCGGGGCCTATGCGAACTATCGCAAGACCTTCACCTCGCAAGGCGCTGGTGATGATGTCGGCCGGGTGCTGGAAAAGATCGTCGGCAAGAACGGCATGCAGGCGACGCCGACCGAGGTCGCCAACTATCTCTACGGCTCCTCGAATGTGGGCGCGACCGGATTGTCGGTCCGCCTCGGCCAACGGCTGAAGCAGGTCCTGGGCGAGGCCTCGCCGGAATGGTCCGGCGTGAAGCAGGGTCTGTGGTCGCGGATGGTGGATGCAACCGAGGGCAGGACCGAGTTCGGACCGCAGAAGCAGTCGCAGCGCATCTTCGAGTTTCTGAATGGCAGCGGCAAGCCGCTTTCGCAGGTGATGTTCTCGCCGCAGGAGCGGCAATTGATCGAGGAATACGGCAAACTGCAAAACCAGCTGACGCCGAAACCGGGCACCGTGAACCATTCGAACACGGCGGCGACGTTGGGCAAGATGATGCGCGGGTCGATGGACGGACTGTTCGCGGCGGGCGGCTTTCACCTGGCGGGGCCGCTTGGGCTTGCCGCCGGCATGGTGGGCCACACTGCGCAGAAGGCCCTGACCGACGTCGTCAAGGCCAGCAAGGTTGCACGAGCGCTTTACGGCACGCCGAACCAGGTGATCGCGGACAGGGCATTGATGCAGGCCATCCAGCGCATGACCGCGCTGACGGCAAGGGGATCGATGTCGGCGGCGGATTAACGGCGGTCGAGTGTGTTCGCAAAAGCCACGATCGCGGCGATCGTGACGAGGGCGCCAATCACGCCGAAGTTCTCCACGATCCTGGCGGCGCCCAGTTTGACGAGCGCCATGACCGCGATGAACAGCGTGCTTGCCAAGGCGCAGGGGTAGCGGATGGCAATCGCTTGAAGCAGGCGTTTCATTCCGTGATCTTATTTGAAAGTGGAGAAGCCTCAATGGACGATCTGGCTGAAATGAAGGCCTCCGCATATGCCAAGCGCGAGCTCGATACGCTCATGGCGGTCCATCTTCTGGAAATTGATTCCAAATCTCGCGGAAAGACCGGACAACCTCAATCATGCCGGATCGGGCATTCTGTGCCCGAAACGACTTCTCGGCCGCTGTCAGACCTTTGAGCACCGCTTCGCGGGGAAGCTGCGCAAGAGCGATGGCCACGACCTGGGTGAGCCCGCGCAATTCGGCCTGCAACTCGGCGAAGGCTTCTTTTTCCTCATCCGTCACGGCCTGATTTCCTTTTTGAGGGCGCTGCCAGCGCCTTCTCGACCAGTCGCCGGATGGCCTCGGGGCGACCCGGCAAGTCATCTTGTTCACGTCGCCAGTGATCGAGTTTTGCAAGCGGCTCGGCCTGCAAACGCACGCCGATCAGTTCGCCGGGTTCGGTCGCCCGTTTTTTCGGTTTATTGCGGTCCAATGATGCCATGGTTACGTGATAACATGAAGAAGCTGCAATTTCAAGCTTTCCGAAGGTAACAGATGGCAGACGATCCATCCCAGGACCCGGTATTTTCGGGGCTCATTGCCCGGGGCTACTCGCCGGTCCAGGCTGCGGCCCTGGCCGGCAACTCGGCTCAGGAGTCGGGCGGCGACCCGACTGCGGTTAATGCAAAGGAAGATGCTCACGGGCTGTTGCAGTGGCGGCTCGATCGCTGGAAGGGATTGCAGGATTTTGCCAAGGCCAAGGGAACCGATCCGACCGACCTTGGAACGCAACTCGATTTCATCGGTCACGAGATCAACGGCCCCGAGGCCAAGGCCGGCAGTTCGTTCATGGCGGCAGGCGATCTGCCATCCGCCAACGCCGCCCTGAAAGGCTATATTCGGTACGGGGACAATTCGGACCAGGTGCGGTTGCGTAATGCGTCGGGGTTTCTGGGATCGTCCCCTCGTCCTGGGACGGCCGGAACTTCAAGTGCGCCGGCCGGCATCCTCACCCAAGCCCAACCGGCCTCTCCCGCAGGTCCGGCCGGGATTCTCAACGCGCCCGACGACGGGATTGCGGCCTTCCGCGACCGGTTGGCGCAACTGGCCAGTCAACAGCAGCCGCAACAGGCCGCCCCGTCGTTGCAGCCGATCCCGATGGCGATGCCGAAGGGGCTCACCCGGGCAAGGCTTCTGGCGGCCCTCAACCAACCTCTCGGAGGCTAACATGGATTGGTCGACCCTTTTCAGCGGCTTGATGCAGAACCAGCAGCCGACCGCGCAACCGGCGGGATCGCAGGTTCCCAATGCGGTCGGACCTACCTCCGTGGGCGGTCCGAACGGGCCGCAGCCGGTCGGTATCCTGAACGGCGCCAATGCACCGCAAGGCAACCAGCAGCAATTGCTGCAACAGGCGCAGAAGCTGATGCAGCCGCAAGCCCAGCCGCAACAAATGCAGCCGATCCAGATGGCCAAACCGGTCGGAAGCCAAGGTATCGATCCGATGAAGTTGCTCCAGGCGATGAAGCAGAACGCGCTGATGAACGCGTAAACGGGTTTTGGATCATCGCATCACTGCCTCCGCGGCAATAGCGGAGCGGTCACCCCGCACTTCCGTTGCTTCAACAAAAGAGAAATCCGAGATGCTCAACCGAAAAACCTTCGGCGCGCTCGCGCTTGTCGTGATCGCATGGGCGCCGTGGCTGGTGCCGGCGGCCTATTCGGCCGTCTGGCAATGGTCCGAAACCGCGTCCTCGAACGCATCGGCCGATCCGCAGATCAACTGGCGCGAGGGCCAGCCGCCGTCCTCGGTGAACGATTCAGCCCGCGCGATGATGGCGGCCCTGGCGGCCTATCGCGACGACATCTCGGGCCTACTTTCGACCGGCGGCACCTCGACGGCCTACACGGTCACGACCAACCAGGGCCTGTGCGCTTCGCCCTCGACCGTGCCGCAGGATGGCCAGCAGCTGGCATTGACCATGAACGCGACCAACGGTACGGGTGCGACCCTGCAGGCCGATGGCTGCACGGCCTATCCGATCCAGAGCGCGGCCGGGGTTGCAGCGCCGGCTGCCAGCCTGATCTCGGGCTCGCCCTATACCTTTCGCTATTCGGTTGCCAACAGCGCATGGATGCTGCGGGATTTTTACGGCTCGGCCTTTACCGTGCCGCTCGGGGGGATGATCCCCTATACCGGCACCACTTCGCCGAACAGCAATTTCATCCTGCCGGCAGGCCAATGCATCTCGACCACGACCTATGCCAGCTATTGGGCGCTGATGGGTTCGCCGGCCTCCGGCTCCTGCCCGGGAGGACAATTCGCGGTCATCGATCTCAGGTCGAAGACGCTGGTAGCCCTCGACAATCTCAACGGCACGGCGGCCAACCTGTTGACCACGAGTTCGACCGGCTGCGGCACGGCGATGACCACGGTGGGGGCGACCTGCGCGAACGGCGCCGAGGGCGAGACGATGGCGCTCTCGGCGCTTCCGAACTACGCGCCGGGTTTTACCGGCAATAATTCGGGCCAGCAGTTCGCCTATACCAACAGCCTGCAAGACGTCAATTTCGGCAGCAGCGGCGATGCCGGCTCATGGGTCAAATCCATCACCTATGGCGGGGTTGCTACGCCGACGGGCACCGTCGGAAGCATCAACGGCGGGGTGTCGCAAACCAAATACGTCAACGTGCAGCCGACGATCGCCGTCACCTACCTGTTGAGGGTGATGTGATGGTGCTGGTCACGACCAACCTGACGACCCACGAATCCGCCCGCCGCCAGCGCTTCGAGCCGACCGGCAACGTCACGGCGACCAGCGTACAGATAGCCATCCAGCAGGTCGATACCGAAGCGGCCGGCAAGGTCCAGCACGTGGGTGTGGTGCGCAAGCCCGCGAGCGCGGCCACGATCGCGATCGGAACGGCCGATATCGAAGTCGGTATCGATACCCGGTCGACGGCCGTGACGGCGAGCCTGCCCAGCGCGGTCGCCTGGGCCGCGGCCAACCCGAACGGGCTGGAACTCGTGCTGAACGATTACTACGGCAACGCGGCGGCGAACGCGATCACGCCGTCGTTGTTCGCGGGCGATGCCTTCGTCTACGGCGGCACGGTGCCGGTCATTACCGCGAATTTCGGGCTCCTGAGACTAAGGCCTGATCCGGCGCTGCCGGGCTGGATCGTGCGAGGGGTGAACTAACAGCCATGTTCAAACGCATTCTCCTGGCCGCAAGCCTTGGCTTGGCGGCGAGCGCTCCCCTCTGGGCGCAGAGCGGCCGGCTCGGCCCCAACCAGTTCATGGGCAACCTGTCCGCCAATCCCGGGCCGGCCAGGCCGACGGGGACGGGGACCTCGGTCGTCAATCCGGGAACGGGTTTTCTGGAATCGGTGCTGCCGGTGCAGACCAACACGGTCGCCGCCGGCGGCTGCACGGCCTCATGTGTGTTTGCGACCGGCGACCTGTTCAAGAAAACGAGGCGCTCCAATTCCGGTTCCGCAATGACGGATACGTTCCCGGCGGCATCCGCCACGGGCATGGTCAACGGCACGCGGATCGTCATCGCCAACGTGGACGCGACCGCGACGCTGACGATCACGGCAGGCTCCGGCACGGTGATGGCTTCTGGCGGAGCGACGGATACGATCGGGCCGGGCCGGGATATTGCTTATGAATACGATCCCGCCACAACGCAATGGCGGAGGGCGTACAATACGGGCACGGCACTGTTGGGGCCGAACAATCTCAGCGACGTTGCGAGCGCGTCGGCTGCCTGGGGCAACATCGTTCAGCCCTCCGGCGCCTCGACGCTGGGCGGCGTCAAGAGCCTTTCCTGTTCGTCGCACAATTGGTTCAACACGCTGTCGACCGCGGGCGTGTTCGGTTGCGCGCCGCCGAGCTTCTCTGACCTGTCTGGGAATATCTCGCCCTCTCAAATGAACGGTGGTACCGGCGCCTCGTCCTCGACCTTTTACCGCGGCGATGGCGTCTGGGCGACGCCATCCGGCACCGGCAATGTCACCGGCCCCTCAATCTCCGTCGTCGGCCATGTTGCGGCCTTTTCCAACACGTCAGGAACAGGGCTTGAGGATATCGGCCCCTCCGACCACATCAGCGCGCTCGGCTCCGCCAACGTCTCCGGCTCGGCGCAGAGCACCACCGGCACCATCAGCGCGTCGTCGACCGCGCTGACGCTGGCGGTGGCCAAGGATTTCCAGAACGGGCAGGGCATCCGCATCGATCATGCCGGCGCGACCTTCACGCCAGGGCAACCATCTTCGCTGTCGATCACCCCGACCGGAACCACGGGCTCGACTTCGTATACCTATACGATCGCCTCAATCGACGCGAACGGCGGTGTCGGCGCGGCGATCACGACCGTCACCACCTCGACCGGCAACGCTACGCTTAGCACCACGAACTACAACGCCTTGAGCTGGACCGCCGGCTCCGGCTCGCCGGCCGGCTACGCCATCTACGGCCGCACCAACGGCTGCACGCTGTCGAACTGCCCCTTGCTCGGGATCTCCCCGACCACGTCGTGGAGTGATACCGGATTGCCCGTGATCGGGCCCTCGGCGAACGGATGGCTGCCGCTGATCCCGACCACGACCGCGCTCAACGACTGGCTGGTCACGACCGTTTCGAGCGGCGGCGGCACGACCAGCCTGACGCTGGCGGCGGCCGCCACCAATGCCGTCACCTCTCAGAACGTCACGCATGACGACACGGTCGCCTTGCAGGCCGCGTGGACCGCGTCGCAGTCGAGCAACGTCCCGCTTTATCTCGACCCCGGCAATTACCAGATCACGTCGGCGCTGACGTGCTCCGGATCGGTGAATTGCCTTTTGTATGGCAATGGGCCGTTCACCAACTCGAACCTTTACCCGATCTCGCCGACGCAAAATGGCATCTCGATCAGCGGCACCGGCATCTCGTGGATTCACGATTTCGAGATTTTCAACAATGCCGGTGGCCTCTACCAGATCGGCGGCAGCCTCATCAACGATGCCGTGGGGGCGAACGGAGATCGGTTCGAAAGGCTGACGCTTCGCTATGCCTACAATGCCATTACCGATAATGCCGGCGGCTTTTCGATGCGGACCGGCAATATCTCCTGTTCGCATTATTGTCTCAGCCTCGCGAACCCGGGCGACAGCGTCATCGAGGGCTTCCTCGACATCAATCCCTACAATCAAGGCTTCCCGAACAGCGGATACGGCATCGTCACCACCGGAGACCCGGGCGGCATCAAGATATCGAACAACAAGTTCAATGGATCGAATTACTACGCCGCGATGCTGTTCAACATCACGACGGCGGACGGCGATATCCTGATCGAGAACAATTCGATCGAGGGATTTTCCGCCTATGCCATCCAATTTGCGGCGAGCGTGGCCTTCAACAATATTATCGTCACCGGCAACCAGATTGCCGGATCAGTGGCTGGATCTGTCGGCGAGCTTTATTTCAACGCATCGGGTGGCAGCCTCGGACACATCGTCGTCAACAATAACGTCCTGCAGGATAGCGTGAACGTCGCGGCCTATCTCGTCTATATGGCTGCGAACATCAGCAACTTCATCGTCGAGGGCAACGTGATGAGCGCCGGCGGCACCAATGTCTACGGTATCGGCGTCGCCTCCGGAGACACCGGCTGCATGATCGGGGCGAACGTCTTCAACAGCATCGCCCAGATTAACGATGCATCCAGTGCCTGCACCTATGCCTCGATCACGACGACGAAGCCGACCTATCCTTGATGCATCTGCCGCCGGGCCGGCAGGCGTGTAGAAACGCCGGATCGCCCGATTGAGGGGCTCTGAAAAATATCGCGAGATCAACAGACATGCACCCAACATGGCCGCAAGGAACGCCAACGCGACAAGCGTCGCGGCCGTAGATGAAAAGACCGGATGTAAGGTTTGCAAGAGGCGGTTGAACAGCAGGATGGCGGCGAGGTGAAACAGATAGAGTTCATAGCTGGCCCTGCCGAACGAGGCGAGGATCATCACGAATGGCGCTGCGGCGCACGATGGCTTCGTTCCGTCAAGTAGGGCCGCCCCAATCAAGAAAAGGGCTGAACCGATGCCGACTGTTGTCGGTTGCCAATCGCCCCCGCCGGACGGGGATGTCTGGACGATCGCCACGATCAGGGCGGTCACGCCGATCCCGCAAAGTAGGACTGGACCAATCCTTTGAAGTTTCCATGGAGCGATGCGAGCCTCAATCATTGCGGCCATGCATCCCAGCGAGAGAAGATCGGCTGATCCCCAGAAGGAGTAAAGGCCGCCACGGTCCACCCGCGCGGCCGGCGCACAATAGAGCAGCGCCAGCATGATCAGGATCAGTGGCGCCGGCCGTTTGGTAAGAAAGCAGGCGATCGGGAATATGAAGTAGAATATCTCCTCGATCGATAGCGACCACAGCGGTGCCCACGCTTCCAGGCCGGGCACGTTGCCGCCGCGAAGATAGAAGTCGTTATACTGAAAGGTCAGCGCACTATAGACGGCAGTCAGGATCACGTTCGGAGCGGCCGGCACGAACTCTGGAATCTCAAACCAGAAAAGTGCCAATCCCAGCGCGAGCACTAGCAGCAAGCAGGGCATGATCCGCCCGGCGCGCATCGCGTAGAATTGACCGAGATCGACCTCGGCAAGACTGCCGGACCTCCGCAGCACGTTGCGGGTAATGAGAAACCCGGAAATCGTAAAGAAGATCGCGACGCCGCAGTAGCCTTTGATCAGCGGGTCAAGCCAGGAGACGATCTGGTGTGGCATGGTGGTCAGGCCGCCATGCGAGGCGATGACTATCAGGATCGAAACGCCACGAAGGCAATCGATCCACGGATTACGTTGATTACCGAGCATTTACCCCCGCCGCTCATTTTTGAAAGCGGCATTTCAGTACCGCACAACCCGCGAGCGATCAACCTCTCCGAGACTCGTTCTCCCCGCTCTACCCACCTTTCGAAAAGGCATCCCCATGACCGATGCAACCGTTTCCACGGGCGCTGTCGCCCATGCTCCACGATAGGGTCTCCAGCCATGGTTGAAAGCGATATCTTTGAGATGTTCGCGAAACTATTACCGCACCCAAGTGCGCCCGTGCCCGCAGTGGTTCCGATCAAGGCGTCGCCGCCGATCGCGCCGCAGCTCGCCGCGACAACCTCGCTGACGCGGCCCGAGCCGACCGGCGTTCCCGACGACTGCCTGACCTTCATCGAAAACGAGGAGGACGGCAGCCAAGCCTACTATGTCCGGCATTACGAACATTTCGATTGGCCTGGGGGTGCTTCGGGTCCGACCATCGGGGTCGGCTACGACCTCGGTTATGTCACGGTCAAGGAAGCCATCGCCGATTGGAAAGGCATCGTCTCCGACGACACGCTGAACACGATTTTGCGTGCGGTCGGCCTGCGCGGGGACGCTGCGGAAGTCTTCGTTCGCGCCCATGGCGGCAGCATCACCGTCACCTGGGACCAGGGCGTGGCGGAGTTCAAGCAACGCGAGGTGCCGAAGTGGATGGCGCGCTGCCGGGCGGCGCTGCCGGGCTTCGACGATCTGCCGCCATTGTGTCAAGGCGCTATCCTGTCGTTGACCTACAATCGGGGCAGCGGCGGTTATGACGACCCGAGCCCGCGCGATGTCGAGATGCGCGCCATCAAGCGCGATATCGCGGACAAGAAACTCGACAATATTCCGCTGCAGCTGATGTCGATGCGTCGGTTGTGGCCGAAGGGCGGGGATCTGTGGAACCGGCGCACCCATGAGGCCGCGCTGTTCCAGAAGGGGCTTTCGGCTACGGCGATTGTGGCGCAATGACCCCTGCCGAGATCAGGCAGCTCGTCAAGGAATGCGAGCGCGACAAGATCAAGGACATCTACGGCTTCGCCTACAGCAACTACAGCGGCGGCGAGAAGCTCGCGGACGCTGGCGCCCATTTCAGGGCAGGGTGTCAGCACCTGATCGCGGAGCGGCCCTTCGTCATCGCGACGCTGACTGAAATCTTCAAGGACGATCCATGATCACCTCCGGCGATCTCTGGTGGGCCGAGCCGGTGCTGTTCGTGCTCGGCATCCCGGAAGCGATGACCTGGCTGCGCTGGCCGTGGCTCGTGGTGGCGTTGTTGAGCGGCGTCTACATCGGATTCAAAATCGGAAGGGCAAGGAAATGAACGCCATCACGCTCCGCTTCGTCACGTCGAACGCCGAGGCCTCACGACTGATCCGGTTGCAGGCCGGCATCTGCATGCCGTTCACACCGAGCCATGTCGAGGCGCTTTCTCCCGACGGCAAGTTCTATATTGGCCAGCATATCGAGGACGGCATGCGGGCGCGCCCGATCGGCTATGACGCGGCCGACATGCTGGCGGAAAAGCTGGTCGCGCTGTCCTGCACCGATGCGCAGCACGACAGCTTCTATGGTTACTGCGAGCGCCGGATCGGGGCGCCTTATGACTGGCAATCCATCCTCAGCTTCGTCGATCCTGCGCTCAATCTGCACGACTTCGGACATCTGATCTGTTCCGGAGAAATGACCGCCGGACTTCGAGCGGCCCCGGCGCCGTACTTTCCTTATCCGCTCACCGTTCCGTTTCACCATATCTCGCCTCGGGACCTGTTCCTGATGCTGTCTGGCCACGTCGAAATTTCCCACTGACCAAACCACCCATCCGCGTCACCGATCCGCTGATTTCAGCGGGCGCTGGCGCTCAACCTGAGGAGAAACTGCAATGAAGGGCTACCGCACTATCCTGTTCGGCGCGCTGATGGTCACCGCGCCGCCGCTCCTGACCTATCTCGCCAACGTCAATTGGAGCGACTACGTCTCGCCCAATGTTGCCTTCATGATCGCGGGCGCCGTCACGATCGCGCTTCGTATCGTCACCAACACGCCGATCGGCAAGGCGATCGTCGTGCTCGCCGTCCTTTCCGCCGCCGCCATGTTCGGGCTGATCCCGCGCGCGGAAGCGGGCGATATTGCCTCGCCGGCTGTCGTCCTTCCGGTCAAGGCGCCGGCTGTTGTTCCTGCCGGCTGTTCCGCAACCGGCTGCACCGGCGCCTTCCTGGGTGCCGAGTTCTCCGGCTCCGGCACGGGCATTAACGTGCTCAACCTGGGCTCTCTCAGCGCCAACGGCAACTACATGGGCGTTGACGCCGGCTACCAGTTCTTCAACGGCACCTATTGGCTGTCGGCCGAAGCGGAAGCGACCTATGACGTGGCGCCTCCGGCCGGCATCGGCAGCGCAGGCTTTTCCAACAAGCTGTTCGCGTTCGAGGGCGTGGAGGTCGGCGGCTACCTGTCGTCGCTGTTCAACATCCCCGCCATCAACCTGCCGGGGCCGCTGGCGGGCGCAGTGCCCACCATCAAGATCGGGGCCTGCCAGAACGGCAGCCACCTCAGCGGCTATTGCGCGGGCGCCGCGGCGCACTTCTTCATCCCCAATTCGAGGTTCACGGTCGACGTCAGCTATCTCAACGCCCAGTACGGCACGAGCACGATCGCGACCGGTACGACCGCCAATGTCGAGAACCGGGGCACCTTCGGCTTCAGCTACCACTTCTGATCGATGAAAAGCGCCGGCTCCCGAACGGGGGCCGGCGCCTCTTCCACGACGACTGACACCTCAGGGGTGGGGCTGAAACAATGAGCGAACTGACGCCGGAGCGAGTGCACGAGATCGCGTATGAAGCCGCAAGAGAGGCTGTGACCGACACCTTTCTCAAGCTCGGCGTCAATACCAGGGATGATGATGCGGTGATCGCGATGCAGAACGACTTTTCCCATCTTCGCGCGTGGCGCCTCAGTACCGATACCGTCAAGCGCAAGGGCCTGGCGGCCTCCGTGACGTTCATCGTGACGGCCGCGCTCGGCTACTTCGTCTACCTCTTTAACCATCACTGAGCCGCCGCGATGGCATGCATCAAAGCCTGCTTCATCGTCGCCGTCCTGGCGCTGCTCGCGCTCGGCGCTCTGTTCGAACCTTCGATCGCCCGCGACCACGGCCAGTTCGGCAATGTCAATCCCGAGATCCACGATTGGTTCGAACATCTCAAGAGCGGCAAGGGGCTCTGCTGCTCGTTCGCCGACGGGGTCGCGATTCCTGATGTCGATTGGGAAGCCAGGGACGGACACTACCGCGTCCGCGTCGAGGGCAGGTGGTATGACGTCGACGACGATGCCGTGATCACGGAGCCGAACAAGGTCGGCCGCACCATGGTGTGGCCGTATTATTCGGGCGGGGAGATCATCTATATCCGCTGCTTCATGCCGGGGAGCATGACGTGATGGGACAAATCTCCGACAAGCTGCGCCGAACGGAGCGCGGTTATTCGCATTGGTGCCCGGCTTGCGAGGAGATGCATGTCATCTTCGACAGTTGGAGCTTCAACGGCGATGTAAAC